TAAAGCAGTACCATTAGCTGTGATTGTAGTGTTACCACTAATTTGAACTGTGTGTGTATTAGAAAAACCAGTAGTATTAGCTGCACGAGATACATAAAGCTTATTGCCATAGGCAAGAAAGTTTGCTGCTGTGAAGAATGTTTCTGGGTTATGGTTGGTCGGCTTACCAAATCGAGCGGCTAATTTATCTTCTGAATCAACTAGAACTGACTTTTCTAGAGGACCCCAATGAAAAACGCCAGCGATGGCACCTTCAGTTGTAGAAACTGCAGGAACGATCGTGGTTAAATCGATTTCTGTAACGTTGACTCCGGGACTTACTTGGAATGGCATCTTCTATCTCCCTTTGGCAAAAGATGGTTAGATAATTGTGTTTAAAGTATTTACAATTTTTTAGTTTTAATCCATACCCAACAAAAATTTATCAAATTCGGACGTCTCTACAACATCTGGGGGAGGAAGGCCATTATCTATAATGCCAAAAGGAACCATATCATCTTCTATTTGCCGCATCTTTTCTTCGTACAGAGCTTTTCGTAGATCCACTGTATTTATTTCTTTAAAATACTTAGTAGTAATAAGCCAAGCAAACAACACCAATGCCATAACTAAGTCATCATGATAACCTTCGTCTGCTTCAAAACTACCACGCTTCTCTATAAAAGTAGATAATTCAGAAATAATATCAGCGTCAGATACTAATAATTTTCCATTTTCTATTAATGATTTTAAGTTATGACAGCCAATTCTTTTTACCTTTTTATCCATGGTGACGCCTGGCTTCATTTGTTTCTTGAAACCAGCAGATACGGTTTGCATACCCTTATCTTTCATGATCCAAACGACATTATCATATTCAAGTTCGTAGTGAAGGATATGTGGAACTTGTTCATTTGTATTTAATTCTATTAAAACATATGAATCATTATATGTTTTACTGACTTGATATATTATATTAGGTAATAGTAAAGGACTTATCTCATTGCTTTTAAATTTTGCAACTATCTTATATGGTATAGTTGTAATATCTATCACACAAAAAGCTGAAGAATCTCCCCCGACTCCCTTAGCCGTATCAACACATGTTACATAGATATGCTGTGGATCTGCGTTTTCGTAGATGTCTAATCCTTCATGATTACTGAATATTGGTCTAGTAACCGACATTTTTGAAATAGCTTCACCACTTATAAGAGTTAATGATGAACCCAAGAAATTACACAGTACTTCCTGGTTAAATTTAAGTTCACCAAGTTGTCTCTTTTGTTCTTCTAACCATTTATCATCACGACCAGGTATTTCATGGTAAGGAATGAATAAAGGAAAGAAATCATTGTTTCCATTTGTTGCATCATTCCAAAATTTCCAAAAGTGATTATAACCCAATGGGGTTGATGTTATAATGATCTTTGTTGTTTGACCAGCAGATACTACTGGATAAACTGATGTGAAGAATTGATCAGCTACAGAATTTGGAATAATTGCAGCTTCGTCAATATACAACAAGTTAACAGATTGAGAACGAATACCGGCTGCTGTAGTAGCAGCTGTGAATATTCTTGAGTTATTTTCTAATTCAACATCACCTTTATTCCAGTTCACGATACCTTGTTGCATCCACTTAGGTAAATTCTCATACATCATCTGATAACGTGAAAGAATACCTCTTGCTGTAGATGATTTATTAGCAAGTATTGCTACGTTTTTATGATCTTGAAATAATGTGTACCATAGAATATAAGCTACTGATGTTGTTGTTTTGCCTTGCTGGCGGCCTTCCATGATAATAACTTTACGATTTTCATTTATTATTTTTATTTTTTTCTTTTGGCAATCGTACAAACTAAACTTAACCAATCCATGATCAAGTGTTTCAATGTAGCAATAATTAAGAATAAAGTACTCCACATCTTCAGAGCAGCGTATGTACTCTTCTACTTGTTCTTTAGTAAAATTTATTTTTACATTAGATTTTTTAAGAAGAGGATTACCAAGATATTGTTCTTGACTCATTTCTCTTTGATCATTTTTAATAATTCAGTAGTGGAAATATATAAATTATTATTTATAGTTTGATTTTCAGTTTGAGATTTTACTTTTTCTATTCGATTTTTCTTTTCTGATAATTCGAGTAAGTCTTTATTAGTGTCAGCTAAAGATTTTATTAAAGTGGAAACTACTTCATAACTTCTAGGATGTTGAGATAAATCTGCAACTTCGAGCATCTTATCTAAGGCAATACTACCTTTCTCAAGTATATTTCTTATATTTTGTCTAGCAAACTCAAAATCTGTGCTGCCTTCATTAGGAAGATATTCAGCTTGTATTTCTGGTTCAGCTATGTCCAGTGAGTCTGATATTATTTTGTCTGAGTTCATACAAAGCTTTCAAAATCTATTATAAATCCATAGTCGTCTGTAGCCATGATCTGACTTCTATCTATTGATGCTTCAGCATTTGCTGTAGGCAATCCATCTTCAGTTAAGCCTGGTGTTACAGTTATTCTTTCCGATGCAGTAACACTAGTATTGCCAACTGCTTGGTCAATCGTTATCAAATTGGGAACAATAAGATTAGTATTAGCAAGTGTAATAAGCCCAGATTTCTTGACTGGTCCAAACAAATATGCTTTCATAGTAAAATCTAATGTCCATACGATAGCACGGCGATTTAAAAAATCACCTTCATATGTGTCTTGCATACCTACGTTATTCAATATAACTGGCAAATCAACATTCAAGTTTAAATCTGGTATCAAATTTGCTGTAACTGTCCATTCAGGAGTGAAGTAAGGCAAAATTTGTTCTACTATTCTTGTTCCATCGTCTGCATTTTTAATCATGATATACAAAGTAAATCCTATATCATATGGAACTTGCATGTACCCATATGAAACTTGATTAGTATCAGCGACAGCTTTCATATTACGATTCATAGTATTAAGCTTGCGTTCGGGTGCATAGCTCATAGATGATATTTCAAAAGCCATTCTAGGTAACACCATTGCTGGCCGATTGAAAGTAGGATCGTTTTCTAACCTGACTAAAAATTTATCTTTTGGCCCATATGAAAGCGGTACTTTCGTAGTTTGAACTTGTTCACCAGATGAGTTTACTCGATTGATGTAAATATCATTGAAAAGAGTTCCAAAAATAATTACGTACTTTCTAATAGTTCCGTGATAATAAGTTGAAAACATCTCAGTACACCCCTTCGCTGAAAGGATCACGTTCACTAAAGTCTAATACTCCATCAGCTTCAGTTTCAATTTCATCGTTATCTTCTAATGAATCGCCCACTTGTGTTGAGAAGTTATATTGCTCTTGTATGATGTCGTAACCATCTTCGTCTTTAATCACATGTCCATCTTCTGTTTCTATTCCATAATTCGTCATATCAAATGAATATTCTTTCTGTAACTTATCTATATCTTCAATACCAGTATTGAGAATTTCATTAGAGTATTCCCATAGTTCGCAATTTAAATCATAAGTTTGAAGAGATCCCATTTGATAAAATATAGCCTCATGCTCTACGAACTTGACTACAAATATTTTTTTATTTAATGGGAAGTAAATTAGATCTCCTTCTTGAGGACGATCCAATGATTCAACATTTCCTATCTCATCAAAGAAAGTTCTTCTTGCAATAGTTAATGTCATTTGATCACGAATCTGAAGATTAAACTTCGACATGAAGTCACCTTCACCCTGGAAGCCCATGACGTTCTTTATGTACATCTCAACCATGTACTGAGTATTGTACTTGGAAATGCTATCTTCACCGTAGATCTCATCTTTATTAACCAAAGTTCTTGGGCAATAATAAACATCATGACCGTAATGTTTTATACATTCTACTACCAAATCTTCAATCAAGAGCTGTTCTTGACTGGCTTGAAAATTATTAAAATAAACAGAAGTACTCAATTTATTTTTCCTTTTCTTTTATTCCAATATTCTTTTTTAGCTAAAGACATTTTTTGTTTAGTTTCTTCACTTTTTAATTGTTTACCTTTTCCAATTCTATTTGTTTTCATTTTTTCAATAGATTCAACTTTATGTTTTTTTCCAAACATTGGATTATTTTCACCATTTACATTATGATGGTTTTGACTTATTTTTAATTTTGTTTGTTCACTGTGACCTAATTTATTTCTTTGTGTTAAATCGGGTCGTTTTTTTCCTTGATTTTTTGTAGATATTATTTGTTTAGTTTTTTCTGTATGAAACTTTAATCTAAAATGTTTATTTCCATTATGTTGATTATAAAAATCATTTGAATTTTTTGCATCAACAGAATGTAAAATATGTTCTTCTAGTTTTCTAATATCTTCAAATTTTCCTTTAGCAATTATTTGGCGCGTAAAATCTTGTGGTCTAGATTTATATTCTTGCAACATATATTTAGATGAACAAATATATCCATCATCTAAACTTCCTTTATGAGAACCTACATAAAGTTTTTTTGTTTTATAATCAGTCCAGCAATATACGAAAGCTTCCATAAAAGTTATATCTCAACCTATCATATCAAGAACAGGTAACGAGTAAGATGTTATCATTTCTTGTTCTAAAGTAGTTATTTCTTGAACTGCATCATTATAGATTTTTTCGCCATTAAACTGAACTCCACCCGGTAATTGCATTCC